CTCCCTGCCGTTGCAAAATGAGTCACCGTCAGCAGGTCCGTAAAGTTTGTTGGTAGGCTTCGGTGGCTTCGGTGGCGCACACGCAAATGGGACTGTCCCAAATTGGTACACTGCCGAGTCATCGGTACCGGCCACCAGTGCCGCAGGGTCAACCCCTATCGGGTAGGTGGCTCCTTCATCGCAAACCAAGAGAGCCGTTTGCTCTCCGGGGTCAATGTCAAAAGTGGCGTTGGGTAATTGCAATTCCTGCATCCCCATCGCGCTAATGTATTTTTCTACTCTATTAGTTTTGACACACTGAATTGTGCTGTCGCTATTTGCTACACAGATTTGGTCGTAACCTCCTCCGGAAGCCAGCCTCGTTGCTGCAGTCCCCACCAAGATTGCCGGAATTAAAAATCCTTTAAACCCTACCCCGTTTTCTTTTTTCATTTTGTTGCTCCTCAGGACTCATGAATGCGCCCCTCGTTTAGTAGTTTGTTTATTCCCTCTATTTCCCCCAAGGGGGTGCTATTTTTACCGCTAACTTGCCTTACTCTCGGTTTCTTTCTATCATCGCGTCTCCATTCCAGCTTTATGCAGTTGCTTGGGTTGGTGAACTTCTCAAGCAATATCCTCTCCGGCTTCGGTGGCCATCTATTCGCTTTGCATTGAACCACCACAAACCACTCTGGCGCGATGCCAACAATATCCCATTCGCCTAAGCTTGCCGCTGACCGGCAGCATTTGAACCCAACGGATTCTAAGAGGCGCATAGCCTCATGCTCGATTCTGTTTCCCTTAGCCTTCGTATTCACGCCCACTCCCAAAAAAACCCTCGGGCAGCACATTGGGGGAGAAACCGCATTTGTCTTCCAATGCGGATACTACCCGAGGGTTCCTCTTATCCAGCCGCGCAGGTTTGCACGACTTGACAAATTGAAATTAGAACCACTGCTGCTATCATCCACTCTTCGGGTGTAATCCCTTTTCCCATCTCATCCCGCCTCCTCTGATCAGCCCCTCCTAGAGTATCTCGGGCAATTCTCCGCTTTAGTCTTCTGTTCGTCAAGACTCAGAGAAGTGCTGTAGCGGGTGCATAGCCATCCCCCTTCTTCCAATGGCCGGGAGAATTCGCAGGTCCGGCAGTTCTTTTGCTGGACCGGTTCCCCCTGATGACAAATCCCATAATGAGAACACCACTTGCACAGATAATAATCTGGACGCTCCGAGAACCGAGGAGGTGGCTCATTCGCGAAGATAACACGCTCCGCCTTCTCCTGAAGCTCCCCTGCGAAATACTTGTCGTAATGGATTCGCTCTAGGTAATAGCGGTCATCGTCTTTGCACACGGCAATGTAGACCGCTCTCGTCATTCCCGACTTGTGCATGTAGCTCTGCATTTGAGCGTAGTGCTTGGGCTTGGACTTCTGGACCCCTTCCTTCACCAGCAAATCGAAGCTCTTTTTGTTGTGAGTTTTGAACTCCCCAACGTGCCAAGTCTTTGGAGCTTCCTGCAGCCCCAAGATGGCGGCATCCATTGAGCCGCCGAAGTGACCACCCAAGGAAGAGAAGCGCCATTGCTCACCCTCTGCGGGGCCCTCAGAGACCGTCACACCGGCCATTCGAAGGTCGGCTACGATGGTGGTCTCTTCGTTCTGGCCGCGCCTGAAGAGCCTTAGAATGCGCCCCTGGAAGTCTGGGGAGCTGAACCACCGGAAAGCGTACCATAGGAGCCGCTCGCAAGGGTCGCCAATGATTGAATCCCCCAGATGGGCTCTGCGCCAGTCCTGCGAATTCTGCTCTATGCGTTCGTCGATTATCGCCAGGGTGCGAGATGGGCGTTCAGGTAGTTTTGCCATTTTCTTCTCCAAAAATTGGGGGCCCAAGCAGCGAACCGGGCCCCCCCAAGATTAGAATTAGAACGGGAGGGGTTTATTCCCATCCTTCTTCTGCTCCTGGTTTGCCCATGGTGGGGTGACACCACCATTCGCAGGTGCGCCCGCCACTTGTGGTGGAGCGTCCGCTGCAGGCGAATAGCCTTTGATTTCATTACTAGCGTCGTAGCCGTTCTGAGCTTCCCGAATAGTCACTTTAATTTTAAGCGGCTTATTATGGAGAGCCTGCGAGTCATCAAGCGGCGTTAGGTGATGAACCGAACGACAAATGCTCGCAAGGTTCCGGTTGGCAATTTCGACTGCCTTGGGGTTCTTATTCACCAGATTCAAATTAGTCCAGACGAGACGACCCTTGTAGGGTCCGTCGATAATCTCAAACGTAAGTTTAAGGTACCATGCTCTAACCTTTTCTCCATTAAACATAAAAAGCGTTTCGTCACGAGTGTCTCGCTTATCACTGTCTGTGATCATGGCGACATACTGCGCTGCAGGGATAGGGTCGAAGGACTTTTCTTCTTCATGCTCGTTGGGATTAAACCCACCTAAATTAGCCATTGTTTTCTCCTAAAATCTTGTTTTTAATGTGTGCTAAACTTGGAACTTCGTACATATCCAAAGCTCCGCTTCTATCTTTGGCAGCGTAGGTGCCATCGGCCTGGCACTGCAGCCACCGTTTAATATCTCCGCTCTCCGGGTCTCGATGCACCCTCAAGGTAAATAATTCGTCGAAGAGGTAAGGAATTGAATTACCTACCTTGGCTCCAGGAAATGAGGGAGCCCAAATTAATCCAGCTTCCGACTGAATGCGTTCAGTCTTGCAAGACATGTAGATGTGCTTGTCCAAATCCCGAAAGCTTTTGATAAGCCGGTCCATGACAATGGCCAGCTCTCCATAGGCTCTGCGAGGGTCTTTGCTCTGTTTTCTCTCATGAGAAAGAACCTGCTCTGCAATCTCAGAGATTGAATCAATGCATACCCATTGAATTCCCCGAGCCTCATCCGAATCACAAATCCATGCGTACGCTTCCAACACGTCTTCTTTGTTCGAACACTCAATTGCTGTGATGTTAGAATCGCGAAGAGACAAAAGACCCCCTTCTGCTGAAATGATGACGGTGTCATCCCTTGCGCCAGTCGTGGCGCAGAGCCGAGTCTTACCCGTTCCTGCATCACCGTGAACGCATATCTTGAGATGATGCATTCCCTGGTCGTTTGTTTTAATCAACTTCATTTGCGCTCTCCTCTTTTAAAAGTCTTTTAAGCTCTTTCATCAGTCTTAAAATTTCAGACGGTGAAAATCTTATTAATTCGTTGCTATCCTGCCCCCTTGAGATATCCCGTCGCCATTTTTTCCACTCTGCCCATTCGAGCAGGTATTCAATAATCTGGTCCGACGAAATGAAATGGCAGCTCTCCTTTGGCTTCTGCTTAAACTGAGGCAGCTTCTTTCTTTGAGCGGCCCTCATTAGCTCAATACCTCTACCTTGATTGATGTTTTAGCGGGCTTAGTGGCAATGGCATTGCACACAAGCTTAAACAACTCCGGGTTCGCACTCTCGATTGCCCGAAGCTTGGGAAGGTCGATGTCAACCTTCGTCTTCACGGGCTGAAGCTCAAGGGGGATATCATCGCGGATATTCTCCCAGGCTTCCTGATCGAGCTTACGAGTGAGCTTGCCGGTGCAAGTACACTTGTAGTAGCGAGTCTTCGTCACCGAAGAGCCCTCTTCTCGTACGTCCGAAATTGCGACAATCAACCCTTCGATTTCTAATCGACGAGCCTTTGCCTTTTTCTCCTCCTCTGCCGCCTGTTGGTGGGCGTGGCAGAGCTTGTCTAATTCAGTTACTCCATTATCCATTTTGCTTTTCTCCTCTTTTGTTGGTGGCTTACACAGCACCGAGTTATTGGGGTCAAGCTTGCCGCCGCTCGCCCTGATGTACCAGTCTATTTGTTTTTGATTGATTTTGATGTCGTCACTCATTAGTTGCTCCCAATGCTTTCCACGTACACGTTTAACAGTTCGCGTTGCCATTCCCCGATTGAACTTCTGAGAATTTCAAGCATCATTTCTTCTTTTGACTCTTTCGCTCGGACTCGATATTCCCGAAACGCTTGTTTTAATTCTTTGACCTCTTCTCTATGTCCTGCCGCTATGTGGTCACCGTGCTCTATCCACGCGACATCCCCAGCCATCATACAATCCTTCAACCGCTGAATTTCTTTTTGGGCTTTCTCTAGTTCAGTTTCTTCTTCATCCATTAGTTGCTCCTTACAGCATCGACGTTGTCAGTCATTTTAGTTTTACGTGTGATGGACTTGTGAATAATTTGGTCAACTTCCGAGTTGGAAGTAATAAGAAAATACTCACAAGCATTCTTTTGGCCAATGCGGCAAATTCTATCCTCACTTTGGGCGATTTCAGAATTTGACCAAGGGAGGTCAATGAAGACCATGCGGCAAGACTTGGTCAAAGTTAGGCCGACACCCATTGCGCCCACCGTGCCAGCGATACCATCGAGTTCGCCCATCTGGAATCGCTCAACGATTTCTGCTCGCTTCTCGGAAGGAGTATCGCCAACGATGCATTCCCATCGGTCGTACTTGCCAAGCTCTTTGCATGGCGCTACGTGAGCCGAGAAGACAACGATAGGACCGCCGCCGCCTTCGATAAGCTCATCGATAAAGGGAAGAGCTTTCTTCCCCTTGGCGATGGCTAAATCCTTACGGGCTTCGGCAAGTTTACCAGCGATGGGGGTGGGGCCACCCTTGGACCAAGCTTCAAGCTCATCCATTGATTCGCGGTCAATTTTACCGCAACTCTTAGGGAGCTTGACTTCAACTTCGGTCCAACGCTTTGACGGAAGGTCAGGCAAAACGTCGATTCGCTTTCGACCGAACGAGCATTTAGCCAGCCCTTCTTGAGCCAACTTCTCATTAATCCGATTCGGGCTCCAAAGAAGGCCATAATGGCCCTTGTGGCCGCCCCAGACAGACACAAAGCTATTGTAGCTCCCATAGCCCTGCTTCAAGAGACCGAAGCTCTGGAGACAACCATAGAGGTCATAGGGGGTGGTGACGAGAGGAGTACCAGTCATGCCCCAAGTGGAGCCACCCGCCTCTAGGATATCGCGGCTAATCGAGCGCCAGTTCTTAGTGCGAGCAGCCTTAGACTTTTTAAGATAGTGGGCCTCATCGACAATCGCATTGACTTCCCAATTCAAATAAGAGGCCTCGCCTTCCTTAGGGAGAATCTCGTAATTCACAATTACGATTTCACCGAGGCATGGCCATCGGAAATTCCCCCGGCCACTCAGTACGACCGGCGTCAAATCGGGTCTCC